CCCGCGACTTGCTCTATGACAAGGCAACCAACAAGCAGTTCATCACTGTTCAGACGAAGAACGGCAACACCTTCTTCATTGTCATCGACTACGATGCGCCCATCAACGAGGATGAGGAACAGTATCAGACGTACTTCCTGAACATGGTCGATGAGAGCGATCTGCTTGCGCTGCTGGATGAAGACACTGCGGCTGCTCTGACCACCTGTAACTGCAAGGAAAAGTGCGCTGCCGGTCAGGTCAACACAGACTGCCCGGTCTGCAAGACCAACATGAGCGAGTGCACCGGCACAGCCCCCGTTACACCTGAGCCGGATAAGGATGCGGAAACCGATACCCCCGCCCCTAAACCCGAAAAGAAATCCAACATCGGCATGATCCTCGTCATCTTCGTTCTTGCCGGTGCTGCGGGTGCAGCTTATTACTACATCAAGTTCGTCAAGGGCAGAAAGCCCAAGGATGAAGATATGGACTTCTTTGATGATGAAGGCTACGAGGAAGAGCCGTACATCAACGAGGATGAAGAGCCGCAGATTGCGGAGGATGCTGAAACGGATGGTGATGAAGATTGATCTTAGTCATTGCTGAAAAGCCCAGCGTTGCCCAGTCCATCGCAAAGGTGTTGGGCGCGACGTCCCGCAAGGACGGCTACATGGAGGGCGGCAATTACATTGTTTCGTGGTGCTTCGGTCATCTGGTGGAGCTGGCAGACGCCAGCTCCTACGATGAGCGGTATGCCAAGTGGCGGTATGACGATCTGCCCATTGTTCCGGAAAGCTGGATGTTTGAGGTCACGAAGGACAAAGCACAGCAGTTCAAGGTGCTGTCCGCTCTCATGAAGGACAAGCGCGTCACCGAGCTGGTCTGCGCAACCGATGCCGGACGCGAGGGTGAGCTGATCTTCCGGCTGGTCTACGACAAAGCCGGATGCACCAAGCCCTTCAAGCGTCTGTGGATCAGCTCATTGGAGGACTCCGCCATCCGCGAAGGCTTCAACCATCTCCGGGACAGCAAGGAATATGACCGCCTCTATGAAGCGGCACTCAGCCGCTCGAAGGCAGACTGGATTGTCGGTATCAACGGCACCCGCCTTTTCACCACGCTCTATCACAAGAAGCTGGTGGTCGGGCGCGTCCAGACGCCGACCCTTGCAATGCTGGTGGAGCGTGACGGGAAAATCTCCACGTTCCAAAAGGAGAAGTATTTCAACATCCACGTCGGCAAGGGCGATCTGACCGCCGATCTGGAAAAGGTCAAAACCGAAGAGGAAGCAAAAAGAATTGCGGCGGCTTGCGAGAAAAAGCAAGCCGTCGTTTCTTCTCTCAAGCGGGAGACGAAAACCGTCAATCCTCCGAAGCTCTATGATCTGACCACCTTGCAGCGCGAGGCAAACCGATACTACGGCTTCACCGCCCAGCAGACGCTCGATCTCGTACAAACACTCTACGAAAAGAAGCTCCTGACCTATCCGCGCACGGACAGTCAGTTCATCACGGACGATATGGAGGACACTGCCCGTCAGGTCATTTCCATCGTCTGCCGCCAGCTTCCGCTTTTCTCCGACGTTTCGGTTACTCCGGACATTGCCCGTGTAACCGACAACAGCAAGGTCACAGATCACCACGCTATTCTCCCGACCGTCCAGCTCGAAAAGCAGGATGTTTCCGCACTCCCTCAGTCGGAGCAGAAAATCCTCAATCTTATCGGGATGCGCCTTCTGTGTGCGACCGGCGAGAAGCACACTTACGCAGAGACGCAGATCACGCTCTCCTGTGAGGGCTATGCGTTCAAAGCCAAGGGCAAGACCGTCGTTCAAAACGGATGGAAAGCCATCGAAGAGCTGTTCAAGTCCTCCCTCAAGACGAAGGAAAAGGACGATCCCATGAAGTCCCTGCCCGAAGTCCACGAGGGCGATGTTCTGGATGGTGTGTCCACCAGCGTCACCGAACACTTTACGACACCCCCGAAGCAGTACACGGAAGAAGACACGCTTCTGTCTGCGATGGAGACTGCCGGAAACGATCAGTTCGACGATGACACCGAGAAGAAAGGTCTCGGAACTCCCGCAACCCGCGCCGGTATCATTGAAAAGCTGGTAAAGTCCGGCTTTGCTGAACGCAAAGGCAAATCCCTCATTCCCACAAAGGACGGCTGCAACCTCGTCTGTGTTCTGCCGGAACAGATCACGTCTCCCGCAATGACTGCGGAATGGGAAAACACGCTCATGGAGATTGAGCGCGGCAATGCGGATGCAGACGCCTTCCTCAGCGGCATTGTCCGGATGACCGGGGATCTCGTGAAAGCCTACCCGTTTCTCTCCGATGCCGAAGCCCAGCGTTTCGGCACGGGTAAGGAGGAAATCGGCAAATGTCCCCGCTGCGGCTCTCCGGTCTATGTCGGCAAGGGCAATTTCTACTGCTCGAACAAGGAATGCTCCTTCTGCCTGTGGGAAGACAACAAGTTCTTTTCCAGCAAGAAAAAGAAGCTGACCAAGAGGATTGCAAAGGAGCTGCTGGACAAGGGCTGGTGCCGCATGACCGGGCTTTACACGCCGAAGAAGCCTCAGCTCTACGATGCGGTGATCCGGCTGGATGACAGCGGCGGCAAATACGTCAGCTTCAAGATGGAGTTTGACCGATGAACCGTCCAAAGTATGTTGCCTCTTGCAGCGGAGGCAAAGACAGCGTAGCGACGCTCCTGTTGGCGGCACAGCACAAGGAACCGCTGGACGAGGCAGTTTTCAGCGAAGTCATGTTTGATCAGGACACAAGCGGCGAAGTCCCGGAACACCGGGACTTCATCTATGACCGGCTCAAGCCCTTCTGCGAAAAGGAGCTGGGCATCAAGTTCACCATTCTCCATGCAGACAAGACCTACGATGACGTGTTCCATCATGTCATCACCCGCGGACCTCATAAGGGCGAGGTTCGCGGTTTCGCGTGGGCTGGGATGTGCGCGGTCAATCGGGACTGCAAAATCCCGCCCGTTCGCAAGTACAATGCCGCGCTTTCTCCGGACACCGTGAGCTATGTCGGCATCGCGGAGGATGAGCCAAAACGCCTTGCGCGTCTGGACGGAGTGAAGAAGGTCAGTCTGCTTGCCAAGTACGGCATGACAGAGGCGGACGCCTACAAGCTCTGTCAGGAACACGGGCTGCTTTCCCCAATCTACACTCACTGCCGGAGAAACGGCTGCTGGTTCTGTCCCAATGCAAGCGACTTGGAGCTGCTGCACATGGTCACAAAGCACCCGGATATGTTTGACCGGCTGATTGAATGGGAGAAGGAAGACAACATATTCCATCGTCGGATGACGCGCAGAGAAACCCCGTCCGAGGTAAAGGCTCGTTTGCTGAGCAAATCCCAGACGGGGTTTTCTTCGCCCAAAAGCAAATAACAAATGGAGGTTTGAGATGGCTGAAAACAAAAATGCACAGCAAGTCCGCGAAATCACGGACAAGCTGGAACAGGGCATCAAGGAGCTGTTTGAATCCGAGCGGTTCAAGGAATATCTCCGCACGATGTCCAAGTTCTACAACTATTCCTTCAACAACACGCTGCTCATTGCGATGCAGAAGCCGGAGGCAACCTATGTTGCCGGTTATACCTCGTGGCAGCGTAACTTTGAGCGTCAGGTCATGAAGGGCGAAAAAGGCATCAAGATTCTCGCACCCGCGCCGTACAAGGCACAGGAAGAGCGCGAGAAGATTGACCCCGTGACGCAGAAGCCCGTGATCGGCGCAGATGGAAAAACTGTCACGGAAACGGTCGAAGTTCTGCGCCCTGCCTTTAAGGTGGTGAGTGTCTTTGATGTCTCACAGACGGACGGCAAGGAGCTTCCGGACATTGTTGTCGATGAACTGAAAGGCACCGTCGAGAACTACGAGGCGTTCTTCGATGCGCTCAGGCAGGAATCTCCCGTCCCCATTTCCTTTGAGGACATTCCGGGCGGTGCAAAGGGATTCTTCTCTCCGGTTGAAAGCCGCATTGCCATTCAGGAGGGCATGAGCGAAATCCAGACGGTCAAGACCGCCATTCACGAGATCGCCCACGCAAAGCTCCACGCCGTCAAGCCGGACGAGAAAGCCGCGCCAGAAGATAAGAAGGATCGGCACACCAAGGAGGTTGAAGCGGAAAGCGTTGCCTACACCGTCTGCCAGCGTTACGGCATTGAAACCTCGGACTATTCCTTCGGTTACATCGCCGGTTGGTCATCCGGCAAGGAAACCAAGGAACTGAAAAGCTCTCTGGACACCATCCGCAAGACGGCGGCTGAGATGATCGAGGGCATTGACGCCAAGCTCAAGGTGCTGCTGGCAGAAAAAGCACAGTCCGCAGAGAAGGAAGCCGAAGCGCCCGCAGAACCGATGCCGGAAGTCCCCATTTACCACGAGACGGCGAATTACGCCTATGAAGCCGGTGAGCTGGAGTCATATCGTGCTTCTCTCGCCGCAAACGTGGAATGCCGCCGTGCGATTGAAGCGGCGATCAGCTCCAACTACGGAGATAACCGCCTAAATGCGGAAGCTGCCGTGAAAAGCGTCCTTGAGCAGTTCTCTCCGGAGCGCGTCCGGTATGTCCTCGCAAACACCATTCAGCAGAAAGACTTTGACGGACGCATTCCCCAGCCCCT